TGCAGGTCCTATCAAAGCAGCAGCATCTCCTTGGTTTACATTAAAGGCTTTTACGTCAGATCTTGTTCCAGCCATTTATATCTCCTATTATTGGTCAGCAAAAGCTGGAGCAGTCGTTGATGTGGCATTACCAAAAATCTGATAATTAGTTGTGTTTAAACCCATAATAGTAACATCAAATCCAGCAGGAACATTAAATTGAATACTACTGTTTGAACTACCATTTGAAAATACAGAACTAATTGCATTACCATCAGTATCTAAGAATGTGATACCACCAATATAAAAATTAGTATTTCCTGGAGTAATTATTATAGCGTCTGTTGCATCAGCAGCTCCTCCAGCATAAACAAATCTAAACATTGACCCAGCTATAGGTGCTGGAAGTGTGTAGGTATTATCTTGACCACCATCTGGTACAAGTAAAACTCTACCACTGTGAGTAGCATTTGTAAGAGTTACGTTACCATCAGATAAGCTAACTGGTGCTCCACCAAGAGTTGTTACCTCTGTAATGGTTCCACTAGTTGCATCTTTACTGATTGTTTTAATAGTGCTTTCAGATCGTATAGGACCTGAGAATGTTGTATTAGCCATGTATGTCTCCTTGTCTTGGCTGTTGTCGAAGTTAATTCTTCGTCAAGGTTATCTTCATTATACATAAAAAAAGGGCGACTGCAAATAGTCGCCCTTATAAAACGTAATTTTTTATTACGCTCCAGGTGATCCAAATAATGCACGAGGATCAGAAAAGCCGAAAGAATATCTCTCTCTTGCTTTATATCTCATGTTTCCAGTGTCGAAATCTGGGTCCATGGCAGTAGCCATAGCCATTCTTTCAAAGTGCTTTAGACCATTTGGTGCGTCAGTTTTAATAAAAAACGCATCTGTATCAGTTAGATAATCATTAATGACATAGCCTTGAGGTAACATTCCCATGTTTCTAATAGCGTTAGCATCATTATCTGCTGTTCCAGGTCTTAACTGAGAGTTAAGTAATCTCTCTGCGACAAACTGTAATTGTCTAGGAATGATTAATTTCATACCTCTTAGAGCGATAATTAATCCTCTTTCATCTACAAAACCTGCAATCTTAATTAAAGCATCTTCTAAAGATGTCTCGTTAAGATCAGCTGCGACAGTTGGCTCGTTAGCAAAAGTTCCACCATTTGTTAATGGATGATCTGTTGCTAATAAAGCTTTACCATCACCACCAGCATTTGCTCCAGCGGTAAACGCATTATTTAATACATTCGCTGCTTTCACTTGCTTGGTATGAGCCATGGATCTTGCAAGTGCTCTCGTATAACGAGCAGATAGCTTATCGTAGAGATTATCTTCTACAGCTTCTTCTGTTATTGAGAACGCCATTGCGACAGTTTCATGGTTATACCTTGAAGTGTAAGCTTCGTTTGCATCATCAAATGTGACACCAGAACCTTCTTGCTTAGTAGGTGCTGCTCCGAAACCACTCAACATGACCTCTTCTTCAAAGGCTCTGTCTGAAGCCTCTGTATCATAGATCTCTGCATGTTGACCTTCATACCTATTATACTCCATACCAAAGAGAGCGTTCAAGCCAGGCTCTAACTCTTTGGCGAGTTGTGCTCTTGAAATAGCCATATTAGACCCTCCTTAAGATGCAGTAGCGTCAACATCCGAAGAGTTTAACGCATGGTTGTTGATTTTCACTATGTATGAAACACCAGCAGCACTGTGGTCAGCATTAGTTACATCTTCGTGGATACCTAAAATCATAACCACATTTGATGTATCTGTATCCTCTGCTGTTGATATATCTAATTTAGCAGTAGAAATACCAGTTGTAGTATTACCACTTGCTCCATCAGCTAAATCAGCAGTCTTGAAGATGTCTGCTTTAGCAGTTGCTCTGTCAGTGTTTGTTCCATCACTTGCAATAATAAATCTCTGTGCTGGATTATCATACACAAACCCTTTGATGTCAAAGTTAGTATTAGCTGACCCACTTCCAGGCCATGTATTACTAAACCTCAACTTGCCAGTAGTTGCATCCACGAACTCACACCCAGCAAAGACACCAACTAATTGGTCTCCGTTACCAGAAGCAGAGGCGATCTGAATAGTTCCGCCAGTTAATTCGGCTTTGACTGGTGAACCTTGAAAGATCGCAGAAGCATTACTAGCAATAAAGTATTGACTCGTACCTTGAGTCGCTGGACTTGAACCATGCATTCCTACAGGCTTAAATCCAAAAGCTACATTTGCATTAGCCATTTATTGCTCCTTCTAAAGTTATTCGGAAAGTTTTTCTTTACCTCCGAAAGTTACACGACTTTGCCTATCGGGTTTATGGATAGGCATTGAGGGATGTTGTTCCCTCATCAAGTTTTCATCCACGGCTGTCATTTGATTACGGGTCTGCTCCCGAAAGTATTCAGTTCTCTCTTGCACCGTTTCTGCGGGTATTCGTGCCAGCATTAAACCACCAACACCAATAATTCCTTTGTTTTTACCTTCTTCTATAACTGGATATTTTGCAGCTTCTGGGCCGTATTCGTCTGCCCTAACTGGTTCCCATCCCTCTCTCATTCTGGAAAAAACATTCGCTTTATCATCTTCGCCTCTTAATTGCGTTCTGATCCAACGATGTTCAAATCCATCTGGAGCTGGAGGTGCATCCAACTTAGCTGGAGGTTGCCAAGGTTTTCTCCTTGTTGTATTTGCACGAGTCTTAGTTTCTCGTGTTGTTCTATCTATAGCCATATTCTACTCCTTAACATACTTAGCGTATTCTTCAAGCGGAACATTCAATCGTTTCGCAATTGCTATCTGCGAAGGAGTCAATTTGACTGTTCTGCGTCCCTTTGTCGATCCCGTCTTTGAGGCGGTGGCTCCAGCAGAGGCGACTCTGGGGCCAGAGGATTTTTTTTGCTCTCCAAATTTGTGAGGAAAGTTACTTCTAATCCTATTATCTAATTCAGTATAGTACTCTTCTGTATTTGGATCAAGACCTTCTTCTTCAATTAATGTTTTATGTATGCCAAAAGCAGCATATGTCATTGTCTGATCTTGCCCAAACCATTCATTTTGTGTCGCCCACTCTTCTGCTCTAGGGTCTGGTTTAGGAGGTGGAGGCGTTGGAGCAGGCTGAGTTGCGGCAGGCGCAGCATCATTTGTTTCTGCTTTTTTTGTCTCTTGTTCTCTTTGTTCTTTGAGTTGGTTTAGTCTTGCTTCTTCCATAGCAATTCTAGAAATAGTTTGTTGAGCTTCATACAAGGCATCAGCATCACCAGCTTCATAAGCTTTTCTGTAAGCTTCTTTGGCTGCTGCCGCTTGAGATTGTACTCTCGTATCAAACTCACCAACATAAGTTGTGTCTAATTTATCTAATTTTGCTTTGAGTTCATCGTTCTGTTTCTTAACAGATTCTGCAAACTCTACCGCAGCTAGTCTTTGTTCTTCTTCGTCTCTAAATTTTTTAGTAATCTTCGAGATACGTTTTCTTACTGAAGCTGAATATTGAGAAAGATCGTCTTCATCGTCTGTTTGTTTTTTAACTTCGACAGCAGGTCTGTTCTCATTAGACTCTGGCTGAACGTCATCCTCTTCTGTTTCTGTTTCTGTTTTTTCTTCTGCATCGTCTATTTCAATTAGTTGACCTTCCTCTTCTTGAGGTTTGGTCTTCTCGATGTTTTCTTGCATACTTATACTCCGTATGTTTTTATGTCATCGGGATTAACAATAGTTGCAATGACTTCATCATCATTGATTATCCTAACTTCTCCTCCTTCTATGTTGAACCGTGACCCAGTATAACGACCAATACAAACCCAGTCGCCCTCTTTACACCAAGGTCCCGCCTCTCCAAACTTATCAAAATCTTTGTACGCAAGTGGTCCTAATTTAACCACATAAGCAACAACTGTTGCTCTTGCTTCTTTTTCTCTAACAGAATCTGGTACATGTATACCACCTTCAGTTGTTTCTTTACCCATATACGGCATAACTAATATACGCCATCCAGTGGGTTGAGGAACTCTTTCTGTTAGGGATTTATTTTCTGCTTCTTTTTCAGCTTTTTCTTTGGCTTGTCTTTGTTTTAAAACGTATTCAGGCACTATCAATGTCATTGTCTACCTTTTCCAGCAGGGTTCTTAATTGTTCTAGTGCGTAGGTTAGACCCTGTATTTCACCTACCATTGCTTTATATGCTTCCATATCAGAAGCATTTCCACTCGTCAAGGAGATACTAATATCTTCTATTCGAGTATTCAAGACTTTTTTATATTTATGTAAAAAATCTGTTACTTGCATTACATCTTTTGACCATCAAAGGTCTCATACCCACCCATGGCTCTTTCTGCGTCTTGACCTTCAATTAAATCTAAAATACCTTTTGTTCCTTTAGTTACTGGTCTTGCACCACCAAATGTTACTCGTTCTAATCCACTACCTAATTGTCCTAAAAAACTTTGTGGGCCTTGATATTCTGGATTATTTGGGTCTAATTTTGGATCGTAATTTGGAGAACCACTAAACCCTATTTTATCATCTGGTGCTAGTGCTAATTGTTCTGTTCCTATAATACTTGTAAGCGGACCTAATGGAGTTGCTAACCCAAAAGCAGTTCTAGCTATTGTTTCTCCAATACCTTGAGGTCTATCTATAGAAACAACTTCTCCAAATCTTGTTTTTTCTCCTTCTGATAGTCCTTCTCTTAGTTTCAGATCACCGACCCCTTCGATGCCCGATCCTGGAACTACTTTGTTGTCTTTAACTCCAGCAAAAGGATTTCTATATCTGTCGTAAGCTAAGTTAGCTATTCCACCAGTATCTATTCCTAATGGTCTATAATCTAAATATTGTGCTGGTATACCAAAGACTCTTGTGAAAAACCCTTGATCTCCGTAAGGGTTCTTAGTAGATATATTCATGGCTTGGTTAAAACCAGCTTGACTCAACACCTCACCAGTTGTTTCGTTACCACCAGTGTCTATATTTGGACTTCCGTAATCGACACCACCAGCAACATCAAATGATTGTGTACCTTCATCAAAATCAAAACCAGCTACGGGATCATCATCAACATAGCTCTCACCTGAGGTATCGAAACCATTAGCCACTAGAATATTCCTTTAAACTTCTTGCCTTTTACTTGAGCACCACAACCTCTGAACTGACCACCAGATTTCATTTTTAATGTGCCACCCTTTTTCTTAAAACCCATCTCGGCAACAACATCTGGTCTTTCTCTTTTCAAAGCTTGTAATCCTTTTGCATCTGCGGGTATTGGTTTTAAGCTATTCATTTTACCATTTTTTGCTTTAACCATTTTTGCTTGATTCATTGTTCCCTCCAGTATAGAAGACCCACCATCTTTGAGTGCTCTTCCCTTTTTAACTAAATTGTTAGCTTGATTATATGACATACCCATGTCTTTTGCAAATTGTCTAACCCTTGCCATGTGCTCTCCTTATAGATTCTTTACCTTTTTTAAAAATACTAGCCACTTTATTCTTCTTCATGACCTTTGCTCTCTGCTCACCGACTGTAAGTATCTGTATCTTTCTCGCATAAGGTTTATTGATTCTCTTAACTTTTGCAACTGTTGCTCTTGCGTCTGCTTCCGTGGCAAACTTGATTCTAACTGTGTCTTTTGGATTCTCATCCGTGTATAATCTTCTGCCCGAACCTTTTGGTTTTTTGCCAGTTCCAACTTTAGGATCTTTTCTTTTTGCCATTTTTCAAAACACTCTTTAAAATTTTAGCTTGTTGTGCGTGTGTCTTACTAGCTTTTTGTAAGCCTTTCATAACTTTTTTAACTTTATTTTTCTTAGTCATCGTATGTATCCTTAAATGTCTAAATAAGTCTTGTGTTATTTGGTAAGTCCCTTTTGCTTCTCATAGGTTCTGAGCGTTCCGATTCCTAACATGCCACCGAGAACAGTTAAAAGTGTACCCATATCGAAATCAGGCAAATCTGGTAATTCTAAACCAGCGAAACTTGCACCAAATATAATTAGATCTTTTACAATAAAATGATAGGCAAAAGCAATCGCACAGACCCAACCAACTGCTGGTCGCCATCCACCCTTGAATATAGAACCACTAGCGGCTTCAGCTTTGTTGATTTCTAACTGAGCGAGTAACGCTTCCTGAGCATGTTTTTCAGACATGGTAGCTATTTCGTGAGCCAACTTCGCCTTCTGATCTGCATCTGGTATAAACTTATCTAGTAATCCAGTAACTGGACCTATTAACGCTTGTAACATTATTTAACTCCGTTCTTTGCCATGTATGCACTTGTTCCCATATAAGTTCCCACTATACCAGCGCCTGATATATAAAATAGGTTGCTTATATCTGCTAACGCCTGCACACGCTCTATAGGAACTATGAACATTGCAACTGTAAAAACTCCCATACCTATAAGAGTGTATCTAGCCATGCGTAATTGTGCAAGATTTTTGCGTAATTTTGTCTCTGTCTCCTTGATCTCTTTTGCTCTTTGGAGTTCCTCGTCTGTGATTGTGTTGTCACCATCGAGGTCATACTGATTTAAAATAGAATCTTTTTGTAATTTTTTCTGTGTCATTTTTTGCCTATACTTCGTAAACTTTCCATGACTTTATCGATATCTGGCTCTGTACCGTTAGGATCATACACACATTTATACTTTTTTGGACACCAACTTTCAATTAACATGGTAAAAGTTTTATTACCCCCTTGATAGATACACGCTCTTTTATCTGTGTATTTTGACGTAATCCTCTTTTTAAGCCTACAAGTTGTATACTTAACCGTTTTTTTTACCTTGCCATATCTTTTGTTGATTTGTGTAGTCTCTAGGTTTGAATTTATAACCCTCTGTCATCTGTATGTAGTTCTCTGCTTTTGCTTGTTTCATCCAAATGCCTGCAACTAATGCTGCAAAACCACCAACTATAGCTACCACGATAAACCAAGTTATGGCTTCGCCTATCTGTCTTCGGAGCTGTTGTTGTTTGTAAATTGTCTGTTGACGTTCTTTTCGTATCTGTCCTTCCATCTTAAGCAAGTCATCATACGCTTGTGGGCCATAAGTGAAGTTTAAAAACATCTTGAGTTCATACCTTTGTTCCTCAAGTTTCTTCTTGGCTGCATACGCAGATAAAGCTGCCTCCTCAATAGACCCCGCTTTGAAAAGTTTGCCAAACAACGGAGGATTTTTTGCTTGTTTTTCAGCGTTATCAACATCAGATACAGCTCCCATCCATCTTCCGATGTCTCCAGACATTTGTTCTATATCACGACCTACTGCAAATCCTTTTTTTATTGCATCAAATGCCTTTGATGCTACGCCCATAGCCAGAGATATAGTGACTGGATCCATCTTTACCTACCTTTTAGAGAGGCCTGCGTATTTATCCTATAGATATTTACATCATTTCTGTCTTCTGCGATTTGTTCTTGTAGTTGTGATCTTTGTTGTGCCAAATCAAACGCTTGTTTTAGCTTTGCTTGATCAATTTGGAAGTTCATTTGATCATTTGCCACTTTTCTTTGTATTTCAGCCGTATCATTCTCTAATTCTTGCTGTCTGATCTGCACAAGTGGGTCAACTTGTTGCTGTGGTTGTAGAGATGGCATCACTTCATTCAATATTTCACCAATTTGTTGTGCAATGGCTGCTTCAATCGCTGCTGGATCAATTTGAGGAACCATTTCACCCCTTGCTTGAGCTTCTTCTACAGAAATTTGGAAGAATTTAGTTACTTGATCTCTTGCCATTAGTCCAACATGCTCTTGAACATGTGCTTGTAACAAGGCAAACCCTTGTGGATTGACTTGTGCCGCTGGTGTAGCCAAAAATGTCACATGAGCACGGACATGAGCCTCATGATCTTGCTCTGGAAACACTTGTAAAGGCGCTGCCTTTATAGAATTAGCATTTTCTGTCGCTGGATCTACTGGTGCAGGCGGTTGTGGAGGTGGTAAAATGCTATCAATGTTCTTAATA